CCTGTTCCTGTTCCTGAACCTGAACTATTTCCATTTTTTGACGCGTTTGACATTATTGTTAAATTCTTATGATAATCTTTAAATACTTATGAATTAAAATAATTTGTATTATATAATTATATTTTTCATAAAAATTTATTTAGCCTATAAAAACTAGATATGTTACAATATATATTAAAAAAATATAAAAGGTCTTCCAAATATTAGTGCATGGAAGAAAATATTTTAAAATGTATAAAAAATACTGAATTCCTTTTTTCTAAATACCAAGATGACCAATATATGTTTCAACGACTTCAATATCATTTATTGCATATTTTACCAGTTACCTTGGAAAATGAATCTAAAAACCATAAACAGCGTGTAACCCGCACGCATTTTTTAATGAATGAACAGCAATTTTTTATTCAAGTTTTTTTAAGTAAAAACCAATATTATTATTTACCAAATAACGGATGTTTTTACCACTACGATGGAAAAAATTATTTTACTATAACGGAAGATGATATACAACATGAACTTCTAACTACCATTTCCAAGGACAAAACGTTAATGCAATGGAAGCACAAAACAAAAATAAATATTATTAAACAGATAAAAGAGAGAAATTTATTTACATCTACTCCTGAATCAGAAACCTTTCAGACCGTTTTAAATGTTTTGTGCCCGGCGTTTTTTTTCAATAAACAAGAAGCCAAATACTTTTTAACCGTAATTGGTGATAATATTTTGAAGAAAAACCCGGATTTAATATTTTTGATTCATTCAAAAACAAAAAAATTTATCAATGAATTAGAAAATATTGCCTATTACAATATTGGTATTACAAATATTGTACCCAATTTAATTACGAAATATCACGAGAATTATGATTACGACAAATGCCGATTGCTAAAAATAAATGAAACGGTTTCGCTTGATATTTGGACAGATATTTTAAAAAAAACAGGACTAAATTTGTTATGTGTCGCGGCACATTATTCAAATAGATATACGAGTTCAGACACTTTTGTTTTGAATCACGTGAATGAAGAGTTGCGTAATCATATATTTTATCTTAAAAATAATAAACAGCAAGAAATCATAAACCATTTTTGCGAATATTCTATTGAACAATCCACGACGTCGTCATCTAATTTATCTATTAACTGGAAGAATATGCATTATATATGGAAACAGTTTATTTCAAATTATTCATATCCTAGTATGATTTATTCAAGTTCTCTCAAAACATTGTTAAGAGAAAGATTTTCTTATGATGAAGAACGGGATGCTTTTATAAATATTACAAGTAAATATATGCCATTAACAAGCGATTTTATGTTGTTTTGGGAAAAAACAATTACGGTGATAGAAGAATCAAATATCGGAGATGAGGAGTTTGAAATGGATGAAATATGCTCCCTTTTTAAAAAATGGACGTTGTTGCCAGATAATGCATCATTATGTCTTACATGTGGCAATATACCAGAGCATGAGGCCGTCAAATTAATAACACATTTTTTTCCAAATGTTGAAATTGTTGAAAATAAATATTTGTTAAATGTTCGTTGTTCTATGTGGAATAAATTGACTGATATACAGCAAGCATTAGATGTATTCAAAATGATGAAACAGGGGGAAAAGGCAATAGAAACCGTATCTGAGTTTTCTCTCGTTTCATTAGACCAGGTATATCAGTTTTATTGCACTAATTGCAATAAAAATAAAACAAGAATTGCGAGCAAACGATATTTTGAAAAATATGTATCTACAGTTCTTGCAACACATATTTTGTTTGAAAAATTTATTTCCAATGAGTGGTTCTTATAATAATAATTTATCGTCTTCTGCGAGTACGTCTTTTTCTTCCACCGGTATAAGTAGCACCCATTCTACCAGTACTCATATCATATAAATCAGATGGAACCCCTGCAGGTTCTTGTCCTGCACCAAAAGGCGCAGCATCAAATGCACCATATGGGCTAGAATATCCTCCGCGTTGCTTCTTTGATTTTTTGCCGATTTTCACAAATCCGAATTTACCTTTTTTGGTGCCATAACCTGCTTTCACTAAACGATTATCACGTTTCGCCGTAGAATGCTTCTTCCTACTAACAATACGGCCGTGCTTATTCATAACAAGTTGGTCTTTCTTTAATCCACCAGAGGTTTTAACCGCAGTCCCGTGCCAAACTTGGGCGCGAGAACCTTCTAACATCTCATGTTTTTTCCCATTCACCATATATGCACCGTTCCGTGTTTTTGTGTAGCGAGTCATTATAAATGAACGAGAGAAAAAAATAATTTCTTGTATTATAAAGGAAACTTTTAAACTGCACCGTATAAAACTTATAAAAACTTATAAAACTTCTAAATAAATTGTTTAAAATCGGTTGCGAATTCCTGGTATCCGATTTGGTTGAGTGGAATAATTATTATAATATTGATAAGCAGGACTATTTTGGTCTAAATAAACATATGGCTTATAAATGCCAGGTATTGTTGTATTATTTTGTAAAAACGATTGCACTTCTGCTAATGAACCAAAATTACCAAATTGTATTCGGCCGGAATTCGCATATAAAATTGCATTTCTTGCACGTTCTACTTGCGTTTTTGTTACGATTACATCCGAATTAGAATTAAATTGTTTATTTGTAATTTCACTATTTGTACAAACAATATTTCCATTATAAACTGTTTGTCCTAATTGTGTTGCATAGGGTGAAGTAGCACATGTTCTTGAATGATTCCCTGGAATAATAGTTATTGGTGGCATACTATCTTAAATTATGATTATCTTTTTATTCTTTTTTACAATAAAAAATGATAAAATTGATAAAATTGATAAAATTGATAAAAATTAATATAAAAATAATGTTACGTATAATTGTATATAATGGAAATAAAACAATACTATTTTGCTTTATACTCTAAAGCATTATTAGAAGAAAATGAACCTAGCAAAAATGAAACTGTTTTTCCTGATAACATAAAATTTTACGAAAAAAGATTTTATTGTGCGCATATAAAACAATCTACATATGAAATATGTGACCCGGAAGAATTATCATTTTTAGCTAAAGATGATGAATCTGATGAAAACGATTATGAAAATGATGATATTACATTAGACGATGGAGAGTGGATTGAAAATTTAAATGAATCAAAGGTTGTATGCACACATCCAGAAACCGGTGAAGAAGTAAATGGTATTCAGTATCTAGAAGATAATAATCTCTATTATTACCTAGCAGAAACCGGTATAACAAAATTTGCAACATGGTGTAACAAAGAAGATATTCAATAAAGTATATTCCATCAAATTATTATTATTTTTATTATTATTATTATTATTCATTTTTATTCATTTTTATTCTTTTTTAATAAAATTGAAACAGTAATAAAGTGATATGATAAATGTATTATACATCTATCATGTCGGCTAAAGATCTATCACAAAAATATCAACAAAAAACGGATAAGCAACATATTCTAGATAACCCAGATACGTATATCGGGGCAGTAGAACAAGTTGATTCCAACGTTTGGCTTCTTAACGAAGCAGGTGATAAAATATTTGAAAAAAATATAAATTATGTTCCGGCTTTATTCAAGTTATTTGATGAAGGAATTGTAAATTGTCGCGACCATGTAGTTCGCATGATGCAATTGGTTGAAGATGGAGCGCCAAATGCTCTTCCTGTTACATATATTGATATCGCCATTCAAGATGACGGAACAATTGTAATGATAAATGATGGAAACGGAATTGACGTAGCAGAACACCCTGAATACAAAATGTGGATTCCAGAACTTATTTTCGGTCACCTTCGCACATCTACGAATTACGACAAAACAGAGAAAAAAATTGTTGGTGGTAAAAATGGTTTCGGGTTTAAATTGGTGTTGATTTGGTCTATATCCGGTTCCATTGAAACGGTAGATCATGTCCGTGGTCTAAAATATACACAAGAATTTAGCAACAATCTAGATATTATCGGTAAGCCATCTATCGTGAAAGCGTCAAAGGTGAAGCCCTATACAAAGATTACATTTAAACCGGATTATGCGCGACTCGGTATTCCCGGACTAGATGCCGACATGATATCGCTTCTAAAAAAGCGCGTCTATGATGTTGCAGCAGTTACGGACAAGACCTTAAAAGTAAAATATAATTCTCAAGTCATTCCAGTAAAAAATTTTGAACAATATATTAACATGTATATTGGCCCAAAAGAAGAAGTCAATCGCGTATATGAAAATCATGGACAACGTTGGGAATATGGTGTTGCATTATCTCCGTCACATGAATTTATGCAGGTGAGTTTTGTGAATGGCATTCATACTGCCAAGGGTGGTAAGCATGTAGAATATATTTTGAATCAAATTACTAGAAAATTATGTTTATTTATTGAAAAAAAGAAAAAGATAACGGTCAATGTAAATAGTATCAAGGAACAGTTGATTTTATTCTTGCGTTGCGATATTGAGAACCCATCCTTTGATAGCCAAACCAAAGATTTCATGAATACACCATCAGCCAAATTTGGTTCTACATGTCACGTGAGTGATAAGTTCATTGAAAAATTGGCCAAGATGGGTGTCATGGATGCCGCGTGCGCTCTGACAGAAGTGAAAGAAAATAAGGCAGCTAAAAAGACAGATGGTTCCAAAACAAAAAATATTCGCGGCATTCCAAAATTGATTGACGCGAACTGGGCTGGAACAGAAAAGTCAAATCAATGTATTATTATCTTTTGCGAGGGTGATTCAGCAAAGGCGGGAATTGTTTCTGGATTATCGTCGGAAGACCGTAACACAATTGGTGTATATCCGATGAAGGGGAAAATTCTGAATGTTCGTGGAGAACAAATTAAAAAAATTGGTGAAAACAAAGAGATTGCGGAGATTAAAAAGATTCTTGGTCTGGAAACAGGAAAAGAATATGCGTCATTAAAAGAAGTAAATTCATTTTTGAGGTACGGTAAGGTGCTTTTTATGACGGACCAAGATTTGGATGGATCTCACATCAAAGGTCTTTGCATCAATTTATTCCAATCCGAATGGCCAACATTGGCTTCCATTCCCGGATTTATTGGATTTATGAATACCCCGATTTTAAAAGCGCGTAAAGGCGTCCAGGAATTGATGTTTTATAATGAGGGCGAATACGAGGCATGGAAGAAAGAAAATGATACAAAAGGATGGAAAATGAAATATTATAAAGGTTTGGGTACAAGTACCGGAAAAGAATTTCGCGAATATTTTGAGAAAAAGAAATTAGTCGGTTTTGAACATAGTGGAACCGTCAGCGACGATGCCATTGATATGGTCTTTAATAAAAAGCGCGCGGATGACCGCAAGGAATGGTTGGAGAATTATTCGCGAGACAGTTACCTAGATACGTCGCATAGTATGGTTCCTTACGAGGATTTTATCCACAAAGAACTGATTCATTTCTCCAAATATGATTGCGACCGAAGCATTCCAAATTTAATGGATGGACTCAAGATTAGTTTGCGTAAGATTTTATTCTCTGCTTTCAAAAAAAATTTGACAACGGAAATTAAAGTTGCTCAATTTACTGGATACGTATCGGAACATTCCGGATATCATCATGGTGAGGCATCTTTGAATGCGGCGATTGTTGGTATGGCGCAGAATTTTGTTGGCAGTAATAATATAAATTTGTTTGTACCGAATGGTCAATTCGGCACCAGATTGCAGGGTGGAAAAGATTCTGCATCGGAAAGATATATTTATACTATGTTGCACAAAATTACGCGCAGCATTTTCCCAGAACAAGATGATGCTATTTTAAAATATTTGAATGATGATGGAACGCCGGTGGAGCCGTTGTTTTATGCACCCATTATTCCGATGGTTCTTGTGAATGGTTCAAAAGGAATTGGAACTGGTTTTAGTACGGAAATTTTGTGTTATAATCCGCTGGATATTATTGCTTACCTTAAAAATAAATTATCGGCGCAGCCAAACAATGAACTTGTTGCCGAGTTCATGCCATATTATGATGGATTTAATGGAACAATTACCACGCTGCATCCAGGTAAATATTTGGTTCGCGGAAAATATGAAAATATCGGACCAGATAAAATCCGCATTACAGAATTGCCGGTTGGAAGCTGGACAGATGATTTCAAGGAATATTTGGAAACATTAACGGATAGCACGGATAAATCCGGTAAAAAAGTGACACCTCTTGTCAAAGATTACGATGACATGAGTAAAGATACTAGTGTGGATTTCGTCATTACGTTGCAAAAAGGTAAGCTGGATGAACTGGAATCACAGCAATTGGATAATGGATGCAATGGTCTTGAGAAAATATTCAAACTTTTCACGACCGCTACCACGACGAATATGCATTTATTTGACGCAGAAGATAAATTGAAAAAATATGAAACAGTTGCTCAGATTATTGATGATTATTATGACACTCGGGCTCAAATGTATTTAATACGAAAAAATTATTTGATTGATATAATTAATCAGGAGTTAGTTCTTCTTACAAATAAGAGTAGATATATTCAAGAAAATTTGACTGGAACGATTGATTTGCGTAAGAAAAAGAAAGACGAAGTTACTGCGATGCTTCAACAAAAAGGTTACGCGATAATTGGAGAAGACCAGGACTATAAGTATTTGACACGAATGCCGATGGATAGTGTAACGGAAGAAAATGTAGATAAATTATTGAAGGAGCATAATTGCAAGTCTGCGGAACTAAAATGCATACAGGAAACATCTCCACAACAAATGTGGATGAATGAATTAAAAGTTTTGGAAGAAGAATATAATACATATAAAGAGGAGCGAGAGAGGTTGCAATCTGGCGCAAAGAAAACTGTTATTAAAAAGAAGACAAAACTTTTAATAAAGTAGAGTAAAGTAAAATAGAAATAAATTTTAATAGAAATAAATTTTATGATAATATTTAGTACTACAATATATTTTTTTTATAAGTACAATATATGGTACGTACAAAAAGACGAAGACAAAGACAAAGGTCTCGAAGAGGCGGTGGCGGGTCATTACTTGGCATGAATAATAGTGGAAATTATGATGGTAATGGTAAAACCCTTATGGGAATGGCTTTTCACCATGGTTCAAATGCAGTTAGTGCGATTGGTAATAAAGTTAGTGGATACTGGAATAATAATAATAAACTACCATCAAACATAGAAGAAATACATGAACCATTTTCCGGTAATGGTCATAATTGGGTATGGGACGATATGAATCGCCAATATGAAGAAAAAGCAACGGGATACTATCTCAAAAATGGTCTTATTTACGACAGCGACGGAATAGATGAAGACGGCAACTATGAGAATGGTAGATCCGCGTCCATATATCCCGAAACCGCTTCCGCAAAAAAATCTAGTTACAAACGATCCGGGACACGTGTAAGATCGTTTGGAGGAGGCAAAAGAACCCGCCGTAAAACAAAAAGAAGGCGGCACTAATATTTAAAGCATTCATTTTTCTCTTATAGGAAAAGGTATAAGAGAGAAATAGTATTTGAGGTTGTATTAGGATTCCATCATTTTATGAATACACGGAGTAAGTGATTCAGATAATACTTGATAACCTTTTTTTGATAAATGTATATTGTCTGGCATTAATTCGTTTATAATAGAACCATTTGAATTTAAAAATTGACTGCTATTATCAATATACGTAACATTTGTATTATTCGCAAATCCGGATATAATCTTATTTACTGCATTCTTATCTATTCGCAACGAATTTGTTTTAAACTTACCTCTAGGAAGTAATCCACGTAACAAAATTTTTGTATCCGGAAATTTAAATAGTAGAATATCAATTATCTTTTTAATATCATATGCTATAACATTTGGGTTATTATTTAATACTCCTAAATTATTGGTACCTATCATCAAAACAATTACCGATGGTTTTATTGTATTAATAATTCCTTTTTCTAGTATATTTATTAGATCCATCGTAGTATATCCTGCCTTGCCTAAATTTACAATTTTATATTTTGAAAAATCATTTTGGAATATTTCTTTATCCCACCATTCTGTTATTGAATCTCCTAAAAACAATAACATATATATTTAGATAAAAGAATATCATATAAAAATTTTATTATTTTAACCTTCATCTTCGTTTCTCTCTTGAAAGTACTGAAAGATATCTTTTTTGAATTCTTCACTGAATTCGGAAGTAGGTATAAGGATACCCATTTCATCTTTTGTAATATGACGTATTGGTGAAAATTTATGCTTTACAAGTATTTGCCAGCGTTCTTGGTATTTGCGATTTTTTTTGCTGCCGTGATAATAATGCCGGATTACGCCGGGTACATATCCAAATCGTAAAGTGCGCATTTTTTCCTGATATTTGCAAATGTCTTCTTTATACTCGTCCGTACATTTTCCATTAACGGAATTTATACCGTTGTTTAATAGTGACAACAACATCATATGGTCACCCGAACCCAATATAGAATTTTCATAAATACCTCCAATTTTTTCGTATGCTTTTCTAGTAATTGCCCATGCATAACCAGGATGCCAATAATTAATTCCTGTATTGCAATATTTTTTATTTTTTTCATTTTGATAACCAGCGCTATTGAAAACGCTCATTGCCATTTCTTCATTATTCATATCTACCGCATGACTAAATAGTTGAATAATATCGTGGGAACCATTTAAAATTTTTAGTGTATCTAAGGCCCACGAAGGATTTTCAAATTCAACATCGGCATCAACCCATGCGAATGCTTTATAGTTTTTTGGCAATAAATGTTTCACGCCCATATTTATCATATTTTCTTTATGCCAAAGTGGATGTTTTGTTCTTATTTGTAGATGCGTTGGATTATTTTTTTGGGTAATGATAAATTTTTGGTCCCCATAAGCTAATTCAACTATATATAAAATAACGTTTCTTTCTTCTAAAACAAAACGATTCATAAACTCTTTCATTAAAATATAACGCTTTGCAAAAAGACATGGATTTGATACTACCGCGATTACATGTAATTTTTCTTCAATCGGGTCATTATTTTCAATAGCGGATCGTATATAATTTTTACTATAACGAATATTATCTATTTCTATATTATTTATAACTGTCATATATTATTTTAAAATATTTTATTTTAATAATTTCTATTTTAATATTTTTTAATTTATAAATGAAAAGCTTATTCTAAGTTGTATCTATAAATTTAACGCACACTCCAAAATTTATTTGTCACCAATAACACCATAATTCATTATTTTTGGAAAAATATTATGATGATACAAAATTTTGCCCATCATTACATCTTCAAATATTTCTTTCCGACGCAACTCTTCTATGTTGGAAGAATTATACCAGCTATTAATACACTTTAATGCGGATTTACTTAAAATATAGCTGCAGCCACCATCTATCCACGGCAAATATCCTCCACTATAATATTTATCATACCAATAACTATTTTTACTTACCTTCCCAATATGATATTTATTGCCGTCACACCATTGCCATGGGTACAAATTGCGAGTATTTAATTTTTGACCAATATAATGATGTTTTTTAAGTTCTTCCAAATTATAAAGTTTTTCAATATTTTTTGCGGTAAAAACATTATCATGATCGTCTATTTTTATAATATGAGTAATATCTGAAAAAAAAGTGGATTGTAAAACATATTCTATCATTAAAACCATTTTTTCGGGCAGTCCTTCATAAAAATCATTGCATTTTAAATGCAATACTTTTTTTTTTGTCTCGTAATATGTCGTTTCACTTCCTCCTGTAAAAATAATTAAATCGGTAATTGGTTTTGCTACAATTTTTTCCCATAAATGTGCATGTTTATTACATGACAACACTGCTACTAATATTTTCATTCTTATTTTTCTACTTATATAAATCACTATAAATAAAAAAATAATTATTCTAATTTGTGTTCCAATTTGTATTTTAGAACCACGGTTTTAAAATAAGTTGTTTGTCATTATTGGATGTCATAATAGGTGGGGCCATGGGCGTGTACATTGTACTAGCATCCACAATATATTTATGATATCCTTGGGCTTCTCCATAAACTTGAGGGACGCAATAATCAAGGACCATTTTATTCAATTGCTCTACTTGTCCCTTAATATTGTCCGGTTGATTTGCTGAGTATTGTAAAAAAATACTTCGCATAATTATTTTTAGTGTCTCGCATTCTTGGTTTCCAATAACATATTTTCCATTGGATTTTTTATATACCTCTGCGCGAATACCGTTTTGAATAATTTGAATATTCTCTTTAGAGAAGAATGTATCAGAGAGAATCGTATTATCCCATAATCCTTCGGTCGGATTTCTTAATGTTACACATTGATTTACGGGTATTTTATCGTACATTTGAAATAAATCCTTTGTTTTAGGCGTAAAAATATCTACCCTACCATTGGATACTTTTTCTCCATTAAATATGCCGTTCATTGTATATTGTATATATAAATCTGACAGAAAAAATTTTATATCTTTATTTTATAGATATGGTAAGTTTTCAAAGAATCGTATTAATTATTGCAATTGTTTTACTAATCATATGTTTAATCTTTATCGGAATTGCATTAAATAAAACACGTAACAACAGTCAGTGGCCTCCTATCGTTGGTGATTGTCCGGATTATTGGTTAGATACGGGTGATAAAGGTTCTAATTGTGTGAATAAACAAAATTTAGGAAAATGTACAACTGGCGGAACTGGTATAACTCCTACGGCAATGGTTGGTGCGGGTATATCAATGGATTTTACTAAGGCACCCTATATTGGTGCTGCAAGTACATGTGCTAAATATAAGTGGGCAAATAGTTGTAATGTTACGTGGGATGGTATTACAAGTGGTGTTACAAATCCATGTGTAGAAGTGAAACCACCAAACTAAAATAGTTACTTTTTCTTTTATTTTCTTTTTTTATTATTTGTTCTATATAAATAATAAATGGCTACAATAATTGCCAAAAAAAATATGGATTATTATTTACGTATTTTACCAGAGGATCTAATAAAAGAAATATATGCTTTTATTTCGCCTCATATAAAATATATGTTGAACAAAAAATTATACATATATCATCATATAATTATAAAAAATATATTTATTCAGAGTAACGTATTTAATAATTATATTCATGATATAATCAGAAAAGACCTTGATTTTATATTTCAGTACGTCATGAATGAAAATTGGAAATGTTGGATAAAACCCAAAAAACATATTTATAAAAATACGGTATTTTCAAATTACATATATTTATTAGATAAATTATGTATTGATAATGAATCAAGTAAATGCCGAAATATATTGCAATTTTTTTTAGATAAATCTGGATTGAGTAAAAATCAACATAAAAACAATATTATTAAACTAATAAAGAGACAATGGAGAAATTAAATATAAATGAAATCCTACAAAGGCAAGATAGTTGCATTAAAATAAAAGAAGCATTGCAGTTGTTTGAAAAAGATAAAAATAATATGCTTACAAAGCGTGGAATTTATGTTTATGGAGAACCGGGAACTGGCAAAACGACTTTTGTTATGAATTTATTAAAAGAATTGAATTACGATGTTGTGCGATATGATGCCGGCGATATTCGCAATAAATCTATTATTGATACTATTACCAACCATAATATGTCAGATAAGAATATTATGAGTATGTTTAAAAAAAATGTTAAAAAAATCGTGATTGTAATGGACGAGATTGATGGAATGAATAATGGCGACAAAGGCGGAATCAATACTCTTATTAAATTGATACGTCCGAAAAAGACAAAAAAACAAAAATTGGAAGAAATTACGTTGAATCCGATTATATGTATTGGTAATTATCATATTGATAAAAAAATTAAAGAACTGATGAAGGTATGTTGCACAATTGAATTAAAAAAACCAACACTTTTACAAATGACAAATATTATTGATTTAACAATTCCGAATATTGAATCCAGTTTAAAAGCAAATATCATTCAATTTGTTCAGGCGGATATACGAAAATTGGAAAATATGTTTAAATTATATAGTAAAAATAAGGATATTTTAAATAATGATATTATAAAAAATATTTTTCAATTGAAATCGTATAATGATGATACGAAGAAAATTACGCAAAAATTGATAAATACGCCATGTACTATTCAAGAACATTTGACTATTATGAATGAAACCGATCGCACCATTGTTGGTTTATTATGGCATGAAAATATAATTGATGTGCTTGGAAAAATGAAAAAAAATGTGTCTGTACCATTTTATATACAATTATTGGAAAATATGTGTTTTGCAGATTATATAGACCGTATTACATTTCAAAAACAAATTTGGCAATTCAACGAGATGAGTTCTCTCATAAAAACATTCAAAAATAATAAATTATATCATGATTCATTTAAGAAAAAAATAAAATATAATCCAGTAGAGGTTCGTTTTACCAAGGTTTTAACCAAATATTCTACTGAGTATAATAATTCACTTTTTATTCAAAACTTATGCCAACAACTTGGGATGGATAAAAAAGATACATTTTCTTTTTTCATGGACCTGAAAAATAAATATAGCGAAAATGAAATTCTCGGTTTGTTTGAAAATTATGAAATCACAAAGCTAGATATAAGTCGTATTTATAGATATTTGGAAAAATATACAAAGGATAACGTATCCGATGTAGATGATGTTTGCGATGATAGTAGTGTAGAAAACGAGATAGTGTAGAAAATATTATAATGATTTTTTTTAAAATAATTATATATGAAAAATGTTTTTTGTTCTACCGATTTCTATTACGGCGTGTATTGGATTTGGGTCTTGACACATTTTTACTAGTGGTTGCATGTCTGTTACGTTTCTTTGAAATGGGTTTTTCTTCTATCATCTCTAACTCGTCTTCTTCTTCTTCTTTTTCTTCTTCTTTTTTATTTGTTTTTGTTCTTGTTCTAGTTTTTAGTTCTGTTTCTGTATCCGAATCTGTATCCGAATCTGATTCATCTGATTTATCTGATGATTTTGAATCACGTAAATTTGCACTATAAAACAATAATCCAGTTACTACAGTAAGACCACCAACGATTCCTGCCAAAACTATTTTACTCATTCAAAATACTACTAATTATATAGATTTTTTATTATCTAATCTAACTCATTATTTTATTTGTTTATAAAATATTATGATAAATAATTATATAAACCATATTTATCATAATATAATAAACGATGAATAACGAAAACAAAGAAGAGAAAAAAGAAGAAAAAGAAGAAAAAGAAGAAGAAGAGAAAAAAGAAGAAGAGAAAAAAGAAGAAAAAGAAGAAGAAGAAACAACACATTGTGATAATTGTAATGAACAAATTATTTATTCAAAAAATGGTTACTACATTTTATCAAAACAAGAGGACGAATTTTGTTGGTGTCAATGTTGTTTTGATAACAATTGGAAGACTATGCGTGATGATGATTGGGAATGTGATGATTTTGACTCAGAAGATGAATCAGAAAAAGATGAATAAATATTCCGAATTCATTCGGCTAAAGTTATGTAGAAAGAGCCATTTTTTTTATATTCCATGCACGTTTTGTTTCATTCCAATTATTCCAATTTGCATCACTGTTATCAAATTTCATGGTACTTCCAAGATGTCTCTCATATTGTTCAGGAGAATCAAAAA